ATAGATTCAGGCAATTTCTCTACTGATGAAATCTTGCGGTTTGATAAAAAGGTTATTTATGAGAAGCGACTGAAATTTACAAGCGGATTTAAAAGAAGCGGAAACATTGCCGGTGCATATATCGATGATGATTTTGACAATATGTATTATGCGCATAGCGCTATATCCAAAGTGGAAGATAGCAGAGGATATAAAGGAACCGGAAAATTAGTTTTACTTAAAGAAGCTCGCCGCTTTAAATATATAGATGTTCCCAAAATGGACGGAACAATAAGAAAAGAAACCTACAACGATACTGAAGCAAAGCTCTTCGAGTTCTTCGCCGATTTGTATGAAGCGAGCCCTTTTAAAAAGATATGTATGCTTTCCGAACGCGGAATGTGCGATAGCTGTAAAGGGGTAATGCAGCAATTTAAAGAACTATACCCGGATGTTGAGGTAAATGTTATCTCAAACAAAAAGGTTGAAGGAAATGTTTGGAAAGAAAGGATGAGAAAAAGATGAAGTATGACCTTGATTATCAGTGGGCAAAAAATTTTCTTGAAAGCCGTTTAAGCACGGGTATACAGCCGAAAACGGGGGATTTGCTCGAAAACTCATATCTTACAGAATTCGATCAGGATATCCTCGAAGAAGCTGAGCGCCTTAACGCGGTACTTCCGCTGATAAAGTGGGAAGTGGACAACAACGATCTCAGCGAAGCCATGAGCGATGAGCTCTATCTCTACTATGAGGATTTGCTCAAAGGTCGCCTCGACGGAATACTGGACGAGGAAGAAGCCCCGATTATCATAAAAGACCTCACCGAGAGCTATATAAAAGCTTTCGGAAAAGATACTCTTGACGAAGAGGATCAATAATAAATAACAAGCCGCCAAGCGAAAGCGAGGCGGTTTTGTCATATCACAACATAATAATTACAGCGTTTTGCAGTCAAATGCAAAGCGTTGTTTTTATATCCAAATTTATCCGCCACCCGGAGCAAAATGGTGTCGCGCAATATTGGGACTGGCCAAGTAAAAAGGGAGCGCGGGAAAGGACAGACATGGACTGGCTTAAAGACATTTTAGGCGACGCACACACCGAGGACACCGACAAGAAGATAGCGAGCTATATCGGCAAGAACTTTGTTTCAAAAGCAGATTTTCGCGCCGAGTCCGATAAGGTCAAGAACCTTGAGGGTCAGATAGCAGAGCGGGACGGTCAGCTTGAAGAGCTCAAAAAGGTTGATACCGCCGGGCTGCAGGCAACGATTACACAGCTGCAGAACGAGAACAAGCAGGCTAAGGCTAAGTATGACAGCGATATCGCCGCCATGAAGCTTGACTCCGCTATCGATGCCGCTATTACAGCCGCCAAAGGCAAGAACGCAAGAGCTATAAAAGCCTTGATAACACCCGGCAGTGTGAAACTCGACAAAGACGGCAAGCTCGAGGGCTTTGACGATCAGCTCAAAGCAATCAGGGAAAGCGACGCCTATCTTTTTGACAAAGTCGAAACCAGACAGAGGGGCGGAGACCCCGACCACGGCGGCGGAGACCCCGAACCGGGCGAAGCCCCCGAGAACTATGCCGATTATGTGAATTGGCGCAAAAATCAGTAAAAACGGAGGATTTAACAAATGTCAAACAAATTCCTGACTCCTCAGATAGTCGCGAACGAGGCTCTTATGGTGCTCGAGAACAATCTCGTTGCTGCCGACCTTGTTCACAAGGACTATTCCAAGGAGTTCGCACACGTCGGTGATACTATCACCATCCGCAAGCCCGCGAAGTTTTCCGCGAAGAACTTCGTCGGCGAGACCGTAGACCAGAATGTGAACGAGGGCAGCGTCAAGGTGACCCTTGACCATTTCCGCGATGTCACCGTTCCGGTCACTTCCAAGGAAATGACCCTCGACATCAAGTCATTTTCTGAGCAGATCATATCTCCTGCGGTGCAGGCCATATCCCAGGCCATCGACAGCGATATTATCGCCGAAGGCATCGCAACCGCCGGCAACACCGTGAGCGGCACCGCGAACGCGGCCGACCTCAAGGACATTGCCAACATTGCCAAGGCATTTGACCTCAAGGGCGTACCGATACAGCAGCGCAGACTTCTCGTCAATCCGACGCACAAGTATCGCTATCTGACCACGGAAAACCTCTCAAAGGTCGCATATGCAGGCAATTCCGACGCCCTGCGCTCAGCAGAGCTCGGCTCTATCTATGGTCTTGACACCTATATGTCGCAGAATGCCCCCGATACCCTCGCGGCAACTGCGGGCACTGCGACCGCTGCAAAAGTCTCCTGCACCGCCGGCGAGACCAAGGTCGCACTCTCGGATGTCACTGCGGCGACCGGCACCTTTAAAAAGGGCGACGGCTTTATCCTCGACGGCTATCTTTACAGATTTGCCGCCGATGCAACTGCCGCAAGCGGCGCGGTCGCTGAGGTCGCGATAGATCAGCCTATCCATCGCACCATTGCTTCGGATGCGGCGATTAAGGTATATCTCGTCAAAACGACCCATTCCCTCGCATTCCACCGCAACGGCCTTGCACTCGTTACCCGTCAGCTTGAGCTGCCTATGGGCGCGAATAATGCGGCTATTGCGTCAAGCAGGAACGGTCTTGCTATCAGAGTCGTATATGACTACGACATCAAGCACAAGACCGACCGCGTCAGCTTTGATATCCTGTACGGCGTCAAGACCCTTGACAGCGACATGACCGCAAGGCTGGTGGGCTGATATGACGGAGCAGAACAAGGCCGACCTCATAGCCCGGATGCGGGTGATGTTGGGTAAGGAAATGTCGCTGCCGGCTGCCCGGTATCTGCTGGACAGCGTCGAGTCAAAGGTGTTGCGATATACCAAGCGGCGTGAGCTTGTCCCCGGTCTTGATCTGCTTGTGGCAGAGATAGCCGCGCAGCGTTACCGCACGCAGCAGCCGGGCTCTACCGATGCGGCGCAGACCGTTGCGAGCATAACGGACGGCGACCAGAGCGTGAGCTTTAAGCACAGCGACTCAGACCTCGCCACGGCGGCGGAGCTGAGCGACAGCGAAAAGGCGATGCTCAATGAGTGGAGGAGGCTTTTCTGGTGAAGATCCCCGACGCTTTCAGACGCGCACAGCGCGCCGTATTCCAGGACAAAACAGTCGAGCATTATAAGGCCGTCAAACAGACGGGAACGCTCGGCAGCGAAACAGTGAAGCCCGCAGAAACGCCTGCGGGCTCTTTTACTGTCAACTTTCGACTCGTTACCGACGCCATGCGGGCGAAGGAGTGGGGGCTGCAGTGCAACAAAGACGCCACCTTTTCAACATCCGATACGCTCGCCGTCGAAAAGGGCGACTATGTGAAATATGTCGGCGCTTATTACCGAATCACTGAGATTCAGCCGCACGACAGCCACACGCTGTATCTTTGCAAGGCGGTGAGCCGATGAGCATTGAGGTTAAGGGTCTCGGCGAGCTGGCGAAAAAGCTCGCGAAGCTCGGCGGCGCCGATACCGCCATTTCAAACGGCACGCGCGAGGCGGCGCGAATAGTCAACAACAGCGCAAAAGAGTTGTGTCCAGTAGATAACGGCAATTTGCGCGCGTCGCTGCATACCGACTACAAGCGCGAGGGTAGCAAGCATATCGGCAGCGTATTGACCAATGTTGAATACGCCGCCTATGTGGAATTCGGTACGGATCCTAAAGGTAACGGCACATATACTTATGAGCTCCCGGGCGGGATCCATTACAAGGCGGACAAGTGGCGCGGCAAAATCCCTGGTGTCGGCTGGCGAATGATAAGCGGACAAAAGGCGCAGCCGTATCTCTATCCTGCGCTTATAAACAATCGCGAAGCAATACTCGAGTGCTATAAACGCGCGATACAACAGGAAATAAATCGTAAAGGCGGTCAGAAAAATGGTTGATATCGAACAGGTGACTTATGATGTGCTTTCACTCGCTGTACCGGGCGTGAAATGGTCTGCGGAATATCCGCAGAGTTTTGAACGGCACGGTTTGATAAAGCAGATGGATAACTCCGTTAAAATGCCATCCTCTTCGCGTCCGGACCATTTTTCCCGGATCGCCGTGCAGATTCAAGTGTGGATGGCTACGCCGGATGGCAGGAACGAGGTCGAGAGGCAAGTCGACGATGCGATGCTCCGCCTCGGCCTGCTTCGCGGCTGTCCTAACCACCTTGAGGACGAACAGGAGGACGGTACGGTGTTATATCGCACCGTCCTGCTTTATAACGGAGTCTATGACAACAACACGAAGCGGTTTTACCGCAGTTAATAAGGAGGTAAGTATAAATGGAAGATTATCAGACTTCTATAGGCGTGATTCTGAAAATGGGCGCGAGCGCAGAAGCGGCAGCTGAAGTCCCCGGTCTGCTTGATTTTCCCGATATGCTCGGCGAATCGGACAAAATCGACGTGACCACGATGAAGGACACGCAGAGAAAGTATAAGCCCGGGCTTTCCGACCCCGGGGATATGCCGTTTACTTTCGGCTATGAGGGTATGAAGACCGGCACGAACTGGGCGACCCTCAAGGGAGCTAAGGATGCAGACAAGACCTTTATTCTGCTGTTCCCGGACGGTTCCGGTTTCACATGGACAGGCAGAGTGTCACTTTCGATGCCCGGAAAGGGCGTCGCAGAGGCGCTGACCTTTACTGCAAAAATCACTCCATCGTCGGATATAGAGGAATATACCTCGTCCGGCGGCTAAAGAACACATCGGCGGGGGAAACTCCGCCGAAAATTTAAAATAAGGAGACAACAACTATGCTTACTGCGTGTAATGCACCTTTTTATAGATTGACCGCCGGCGAGAAGGAGTACAAGCTCAAGCTCACGACGGCGACAAAAATCGAAGTGGAAGACCGTATAGGCTGCAGCCTGCTTGAAGCTCTTGACAAGCTGGCATACACCAAGGTCTTTGCAGTGACCCTCTGGGGCGCGCTGCAGAAATACCAGGCAAATATGACGCTCCCCAAGACATATGAGCTCATCGATGCGCTTGAAGCCGAGGGCTTTACCCTCGAGGACAGAGCGGACACATTCCTCGGCATTATGAAGGTGTCCGGTTTTTTTACACCGGAACAGATAGCGGACATGGAGCGGGAGGACGAGGAGCAGGAGATAGAGTAATCTTCTCCTCGGCGACCGAGTGGGTCGCGGATCTCAAACCTCGCGCTTTTGCGGTCGGGATAACCCCGGACGAATTCTGGAGCATGTCGGCCGGAGAGGTTGAGGACCTTATATCCGCAAGGCAAAAGGCAGAAAACGAGCGGCGTAAATGGCAGTTACAGCTGATATGGAATCTCGGGCAGCTTGATTCTTTCGCGTTTAACGACCCGAAAAAATATCCTACGCTTGAAAAGGCGTTCCCGTCAGCTTTCGGCATGCAGCAAACCGGGTGGATGGTAATCAAAGCTCGGATGTCCGCTTATGCCAAATCAAAAAACGCCGCAAGGCACAGGGCAGGTGAGAAAAATGACGATTGAAGAACTGCAAGTGCTGATTACAGCAAACACCAAGGACTTTAACGCCAAGATTGATAAGGCGAACAAGAGGCTGGGGTCGCTTGAACAGCAGGCAACGCGCACGGGAGCGGGTGTCGGAAAGCTTTTTACAGGCATAAAAACTACCGCTGCCGTTGCGGTCATACGGGAAGTAGTAAGCGAGGTCAAGAAGTTGACGGACGCATATGCGGAAAACGAAGCCGCGCAGATGGGCTTGTCGAGCATATTGACCGCGCAGGGAAAAGACCTGAACGCCGCGAAAGCGTGGCTTAAATCGTATACCAAAGACGGTCTTATCCCGATGATGGACGCTTACACCGCGTATAAGCGCCTCGCGGCGGCAGGGTATTCCGATGAGCAGACACAGTCCATATTGACCAACTTAAAAGACTCGGCGGCGTTTAACCGTCAGGGCAGTATGACGATGGGCGAAGCCATCAAGAGCGCAGCCGAAGGTATCAAAAACGAAAACAGCATTCTTGTCGACAACGCCGGCGTTACAAAAAACCTGTCCGTTATATGGGACGAATACGCGGCATCGATAGGCAAGACTGCAGCAACGCTGACCGACGCAGAAAAGCGCATAGCCACGACACAAGGCATCATGCGGGAGACGGCATTCCAGACCGGGGATGCTGCGAAATATTCGAACACCCTCGCAGGAGCGCAGGCTGCTTTGAAAGCGCAGACAAAAATGTTGTCGAGCGCGCTCGGGTCAATGTTTGCGCCGGCTTTGCAGCAGTGTATCCCGCAGGTCACGGCGCTGCTTGAAAGATTGACCGCTCTCGCCGAAAAAGCCGGGCAAGTCATGGCTATATTGTTCGGCACGTCGAGTGCAACGAGCCGGACATCGTCAAACACCGCCAAGCTTGCCAATAGCACACAGCAAGTGTCCACAAACCTCGGCAGTGCGGCGAAAAAGGCGAAGGATTATAAAAACGCTTTGCTCGGCATCGATGAAATCAATCGTCTCGGAACGCCGGATACCGGATCTGATAGCGGCAGCGGAGGCGGAAGCAGCACAACGGTATCAAGCGGGGGAAACAATTTTAAGAGCCCATTTTCCAACGCTGACAGTGTTATTGACCCGAAGCTTGCAGAGCGCGCCGAAGAGCTGAAGCAGAAGCTTGAAAAAGTGAAATCCACAGTCTCTGCACTTGAGCCGGTGATAAAGGGAGTTGCAGCCGGCGCGACCGCCGCTTTCGGCGTAAAGGTTCTGAGTAAGTGGTACTCCGGCGCAAAAGGCGTGTGGAATAGCTTTAAGGGGCTGAGAGTTGTCTCTACTTTTACCGAGAGTTTTTCTTGGATAAAGGAGACCGGAGGAAGCACAGCGCAGGCGTTAGGTTATGGATGGAAGAAAGCTGCGGGTGCTGCCAAAGACAGTTTGAAGCAGTTCCGAGCGGGTTTGTCGGCAACTCAAAAAGCCATGATAGGCGCGGCAGGATTCGCGGCATCGCTGGCGATGGCAAAATCTGCTTTTAAGGCATTCGGCGCGGGCGCAGAAGACGCCAAAGCCAAACTGGCGGTTATGGCAGTAGGACTTACTGCCGTTGCAGTGGCTATGTATGCGGCGTTGGGTCCGGCCGGACTGGTCGTCGCGGCAATTGGTGCAATCACGGGAGCTATCATAGGTTTTGAACAGGGCGCAGATGAGCTTGCAGAAAAGACCTACCAATCCTCCGATGCCTATAAGGTGTTGTCAGAAAACATCGCATCCTCTGAGGCAATCATCCAAAGAACAAAGGAAAATATGGATGGTCTTAATCAGAAGATAGAGGGATTGAACACTGTCAGTGCGGAGTACGGTGCAGTTAAAATGCTCACCGACGAGATATATCAGCTGAGCGAAAAGTCAAATAAGTCCGCCTATGAAATGGACTTGATGCGCGTCAAGGTCGACACTCTGAATGCTATGAATATCGACGGATTGCATTTGAGTATCGACGAGACCAAAGGCGTAGTTGTGGAGACTAAGGACTCAATTTACGGGGTCATAGAGGCTTTGAAGAAACAGGCCGAAATGGCTGCAATACAAGACATTCTGACTGAGTCATACAAAGCCTTTTATCAAGCAACAATTGACAACAAGACGGCGACTGACAATTACAAGGTTGCGTCAGATAGGCTTGCCGAGGCACAAAATAAGTTAAACGAAAAGGCGGCAGAACTTGACAAGAAAAATCAGGGCGTATCAGGTGGCTTTCGTGATGTCGCGAACTGGAT